CAGCCTTGCGCTTTTCCTCCGCAGCGGCCTGCGCCTGCTCAAATTCACGCTTAGCCTTCGCCTCCTCCAACATTCCCTGCTGGTACCGGCGCTGCGCTGCGTTGTAGATGTCCGTGCTGAACTGCGCCGTCTGCGGCCCAATTTGCGAGAGCAACCGCGCTCGATCTGCTGGGCTAATGCGCTGACCTGCCGCGAGCAAGGTAGCGCCGATATTGCCAAGCAATCCCATTTGAGCCTGATGAACATCAGCGCGGGGGATTCCGTAACGCTCGTCGATTTTCTTCCCCTCCTCCTCGGTCGGGGAAGAAAGCAGCCCAGAGATGCCGGAGAACGGATTCCAAACCATGTTCGTTCCTTAACCAAAGAGTCCGAGCAAACCACCACCAAGAGCGCCCAAGCCAGTCCCGATCCCCGGCACGAAAGACCCAAGCTGCGCGCCCGTAAGAGCCCCGCCCAACCCGCTCAGGAACGGGCTTGCGGAAGTGCCCCCTGAGGTTGTCGCGGTGGTGTTCATGCCCGCGCTACCCGGAATTGCCGACTGCCGCAGCGCAAGCATCTGCAACGGATACTGTTGCGCCTGCTGCCAGCGCGAGTAAGCATCCTGCAACTGTGCCTGCTGGAGGGCCTGCTGCTGCGCGCCGATCTGACCGAGCATCGCAACATCCTGGCCGATAGACGCCTGACCCGCAGCCCCAAGCCCCGCAAGCTGCTGAGCCGCACCCAAACGAGTGCCAAGTGCCTGCTGCTGTCGTGCGAAGTCTGCCGCCTGCAACCCAGTTGCCTGCCCAAACGCTTGGTTCTGAAGGTTGGCCGCAAGTTCACCGGCAGACCGCGCAGCCTCGCCACGAAGCACGCCCTCCTGAAGGGCCTGACGCGAACCGCCAAACGCACGCGCCTGACGCGCCTGTTGACCGATGTTCTGCAACTGCTGTTGGGTTTGGCGCTGCAACTGCTGCTGGGCTACATCCATTACGTTCTGGGTGTATGGATTCATGTAGCCCGAAAGGTCGCTACCCAAAAACTGCGGGGCCTGATAGCCGGTCGCTTCTGCGGTTGTCTGCTGGGCTTGCGCGTAGGCCGGGAGGGCATAACCAACACCCTGCTGGCCGTATTGCTGGGCCGCAACCTGCGTCGGGCTAAACCCCGCGACCGTCTGGCCCTGATACCCCTCGTAGGGTCGGGCCGCGAGTTGACCGGCAAGCTGGATGTTTTCCTGGATCGGCTGCTGAATCCAGCCAGGGATTTCCTGCTTGGTAGTGGTAACTGGGTTTCCGCCGCCGCCGCCTGCCATATTGTTACTCCTCTACCGGGTTGGGCGTTTCGCCGTCCGGCTTGTCCGAATCCATGTCAAAGAACATAACCACGCCGCGCTTTTCCCAACCCATCGCCATCCACGGGCGAACCAACCCACCGCGAACAAACGCGCGGCCAAGGTCAACCCGGTGCTGTTTAGCGAGTGCCTCCAGTTGGGGTTTGAGCGCCTTTACCGACATCAGGTCGTCACCCACGCACATAAACACGTCCAGGACGCGCTTCTGGGGGTAATCCACAATCTGGGTAATTATACACGCGCTTTCGTTAAATACAGCCTGCATAATACCGTCTGCGACCATCCTCTTAATGTCGTCAACGGAATGGGTTTCTTTTGCAAACCGCAGCCCCTTCCGAAGCAGCCGGTCGAACTTCTCATCAGTTAGAGCCAAGGGGCACACTCTCTGTTTGAAGGTTGCCTGAGGTGTCTATCGTCACCTTCCACACACCGCCGTCCGAATCCTGCAGGAGGATCGACTCCACGGCTTCGGTTTTGGAGACGGTAAAGAGAAACGCCCGCTTGATCGCCTCAAACGCCTGCGAAATGCCGCCAGCCGAATATGTTGGGGGCGGGGGTGGGATCGTTATCCTCATCGCCCGCCCCTAGGGATTAGATCAAGCCGGATGTTGCCGATACTCCACTCAGCATCCTCCGTAGCCTCTACCTTCATGCGGTAGTCGCGCCCACTAAAGCGGACATCCGTGTATCCATCAGAGCGCGGGGAGTACGGGCCAAAGGTCGTCTCTGAACCGTCCGGGGTGTAGGTCGAGTAGAAAATCAGCGCGGTCGAGTCGTACCCGTACCCGCTATCGGTGATTGCCTGCCGGACCATGCTGGTAACAGAGCCGCGACTAACATCAAGAGAGCCGGTTTCAGCGTAACGTTGCGTGGTGATCGGGACTCCCGCAGCCGTCCAGCCGTTCTCCTGATAGTAGATTTCGTTGTTTTCGTCGGTGGCGAGCGGGTAGAGCGTTACGCCGTTGTTTGCTGCTGCGGTGCGCGTGAGTTGTCCAACCGACCACCAGTTCTCTGAGTAGTTGTAGATCACATAGCGGTCGGGAACAGAACTACCGTCGCTGGGATACCAGAACCACACCTCAGGGAATACGCCATTGTTGGTGCCGTGCGTGTAGACGCGGCCTGCGGTGGCGTCGATATTGTCGAAAACGTAAGAGCCAACATCGCACGGGAGTTGCCGCACGAACCCGCCGTCATACATCCAGAACCCCTCGCGGCCCATCCATACACAACGACCGGCGAAGGTTGCAAAGGCCATCGGCGCGATAATTCCGCACTCGTGACCAACGCGCTCAAAGCTGTAGATGTACGGAAGGCCAATATAACGCATCAGCCATGCCTCACCATCGGTGAGAATTAGCGTGCCGTCACGAACGGCAACCGCCATGATGATCTTTGAGTTTGTGTCGAGGTCGAAGTAACCAGCCTGTGAAAGCGGGTCGCTAAAATCCCAGTTGACGTAATTCTCCTGGTCAGACCACGCAACGCGACGAGGATTACCACCAGCGCCGAACAGAACAACGTGGCGTTCCTCAGTTGCGATTACACCACGGTTGTTGATCGGAACGCTGCCGGAGGTAGCAGTGCCGCCAGATGAAGTAGCGTTAGTGCCAGACTGCGAATATGTGAATGTGTCTGCGGTGGGGACAGAGACAATCGTAAAGGTTCCGTTGAATGAAGTCGTGGTTACTCCCGCAATTACAACGCTATCGCCAACGCTAAAGTCATGGCTCTCGGCGCAGGTAACGGTAACTGTGTTGGACTGCCGCTGGATTGAGGAAATGGTGGCGGTTCCTACAACGTGAGCGTTATCGTCACCAACAACCCATTGCAGAAAGCGCCCATCACTGGAGGCAACCGCCAAGAGGCTTGTTCCCCAGTTATCGAAGGTCCAAGAGAAGGTCGGCAGGTCGAATGGGGAAACCGGACGCCCAGTAGGATCGCCATACAGGTAATCACTGTAAGTTGACGCGCCATAGCCGCCCTCCAAACCGCTATCGGCAGGGACAAACCCGGTAGGGGTAATTTCCGTAATCGTTGAGTCTGGAACAGATAGCGCATATAGGTTTCCTTCGCACCCAAACGCACCATACGGAACGTCATCGGTGGAAAGCCATGTGAAGATAGAGCGGCAAGTAGACGCCAGCGGGTCTTCACTAATGCGCTGCCACCCGCCTACGGGGAGAAGTTTTCCAGACCGCCAACGAATTAGGTTTGCGTCCCAGTAGCGGCCACTAGCCTGCAACGGTGTGGCCGGGCGTACTACACCTGGAGGAATTTCGAGTTCAACGTAGGCCATGCCGCATTATACCTTATTTCGCAGGGCACTATTCAGGGCTTCGTCCTTTGAGCGGCTACCGGCAGATGAGCCAAAATAATAGCTGACGATTTGGTCCGCCTTGCTTGAAACATAGCCGATTAGCGTGCCTACGGTCGTTGCCATAAGCGGGTCTTTCAAACCCTCAACGTACCCGCCCAAGACCATAAACACAGTCCCCAGGAACCCGGCAACCACAACCGCGCCAAGAATACGGGGCATCCAGTCGCGGACTTGGGACTCACGGATGCGGGCGGAATTGCGGTCATCTGCGGCAATCCGCTCAAGGTCCACATCCAGAGCGCGCATCTTCAAGGCAAAATCCTTGTCGGCATTCTTTAGGGCCAACAGGGTTTCCGGGGATGCGTTCTGAACGGCGGCGGCAATGGCGTCATCGGGTGAGTTTTGGGGCAAGCCTAGAGCGGCTACCACAGCCTGCGTTGCAACTCCCGCCAGAGGACCGCCCAGCACTGTGCCAATAGCCGGGGCTACCGTTCCCACCACCTTCCTCCAGTCAAATGCCACGGATAACTCCAATCAGGCGCTTTGCCCTGTCCCCGACCTGGGTTGCCCACAGAGAGTTTCTGGCTTCATCTGCGGCTGCTTCGTAATCGTTTGCCTCCAGGGCTGCGATCATCTTCTTGAACTTCAGCAGGCCGTCGATACCCATGTTGTAGGCCATATTGACCAACGCCCGCTGCCGGTTCTCATCCAAGGTCTTGAACACTGGGAGCCGGTCAACCAGGGAATCGTGGACGGCCAGCAGCCGGTTCTTGGTGATCCAGCGGGCTTCTTCTTTGGTGATCCCGGTAGTGGTCAAATTGATGCCGAACCCAATAGTCAGATAACCGCGAGTGTCCTTGTAAGGGTATTGCATAAACCCCTCGTCGGACTCGATTTCGGATTGCAGCTTTTCGAGATTCATCACCACTTCACCTTATCCGCCCAGTACGCTGCCGACATCTTACCCTTAGCGATGTTCTGCGCGTGGCGAGCCTTAAAGGAGCGTCTGCGGGCCTTCTCTGCTTCCGTCTTTGGGTGAGCCCCCGCACCTTTAACGCCCTGCTGACCAAACCGAATCAAGCGCACATCGCCGCCTTCTTTTGCCAGAACAGCATGGCTCTTTTTGGCGTGCGATGGGGTGCGTTTCGGCTTGTTGTACCCAGCAAACTTTTCCCCTCGATACTCAACCATAAATATCCTCGTCGTTGTCCTTATTGCGGCTAACCAAACCCTGAACGGTTTTGCTTTCGTAAATGCGAATTGCCGTCCAGACGATGGAGAACACGGCTGCGACTGCGGGCAACCATTTCAGAATTGTTGCGCCGACCACCACGAGGGAGAGTGCGTCCACAACCGCCTTGCCATGCTCATCCATGATTAATGCCCAGCCAAAAGATAGTTGTTGTACGCAATAACCCCGATAATGAGGGAGAAGACAGTAACAGCACCCAGCACTGGAAGGTGCGGGAAGGCCAGAACAACACCAGCTAAGGCAAAGTGAACCGCCATCTTTGGAATAACCCAGAACCGCCCCAGCGTGCGCTGAAGGTAAGCCATCAGCGGGTTGAGTTCCTTGTTGCCAGCGGCGAGCGACTTGTTGGTTGAGTCACAGTCGAACACGCCAACTGCGACAACTATTGCTGAGACTGCGGCTGCTAGGTTTTCCACTACACACCCACCGGCTTTTTGTACTTGCCTTGAGTCACGATGCACATTGCAGCCATTCCCGGCATTTCCATTGTGATTACAAATTGACCATAAGGGTCTTCGTAAAGCGTAAAGCGTTCACCGCCTCCAGCCTCACCGACGCGCTCATCAGCCTTAAACCCGGTTGATTCAAGGCCAGCCAAAAGTTGCCGAGTGTTGTAGCAATCGAAGCTACCGTTAATCGCACCAATCGGACTAAGCGTAACGGCAGCCGCAGCGGCTGCCCCAGTGATTGCGTTGATAGCCATTTGGTTACTCCACCTTGGGTTCCTTCAGCTTTGCGATCTCAGCATCGCGCTTCTCGACCTCGGCGCGCAGCACGAGACAGCGGTTCTGGAAGAAAGCCAGTTGTTCCTGAAGTTCTACGATAGAGAGTGATGGTTTGTTGGTGGGGTTCATGCTTGTTCCTGCTTTGCGTTAGCTTCTTTGGTGATGCGCGCCAGCTTTGCCGCCAGTGCAGCTTCAGCACCGTCCGGCATCGTCTTTTGTGCGTGCGCCCACCAGCGATCCGCGATGTCTGCGGCATCGCATTTCCATACGTCAGCAAGGTCGGGGTTCAGCGCGGGCAGTAGGATTGCCCGCTCGTCTTGAGTGAGTGTGCGATTTTCCATTTATGCTACCAACCAACCTGCGAAGAACGTGTATCCATCGGTGACGCCACCTTCAATGTCCGCGGTGTTTCCGGCGCCGTTCTCAATGGTGACCGTAACCGTAGCTGTATCTGCGGCGTCCATGTCCGCCAGGACGGACAGGGTGACGCTGAGTGATGTACCAACCGACATATCCGCCGCTGGATTGAACCGCTTGTAGTACGAGCGGTTGCTTGTCGCGATGCGCAGGGTTCCTTGCGTCATCGCAGCGGTGATGCCGGAAAACCACACCTGCGTCTCCAGGTGGTAGAGCCCTGTGACTGGCGCCGTAAACGTGTTGCTGGCGA